CTAGATGGAAACCAATCGCTGAAGCAATGAAGTCAGCGGCGATTGCGAATGAGTTTCATATTGACGCAGGGCTAACTGCCAACAGTGCATTGGTGCTACGCCCTATTGGGACACACAATCCTAAGAATGGGAACGAGGTTAAGTTACTGGTAGACGCTGAGCCAGTGAGCCATGAGTTGCTGAAGTCTTGCCTTGTTTCCCACCTAGCTCACGAGGTGAGCCTGCCACGTAATACAACTGGCAGTAAGTTGCTACAAGACATGGCAGTCAAGACTGAGTTCCCACCTACCATTGGTGCGGTTGTCGTTAAGAAATGCCAACAGGTCAAGTGGGCAGTAGAGAACCAAGGTGAGGTCAAAGAACCCCAGTGGTATAGCCTACTGGGAATAGCCGCATTTTGTGTTGAGCCTGAGGCTACGGCTATTGAGTGGAGTCAGAACCACCCAAAGTTTGATGCACAACGAACATTGCAAAAGCTGATCCAGTGGAAAGACAACACAGATGGGCCAACACGTTGTGATACGTGGGACATCAACCGTCCCGGGGGATGTAAGGGATGCAAATTTAAGGACAAGATAAAGAGTCCTGCCGCTCTTGGGTTGCAGTACCAACAGATTGCACCACCACAAGATGCGTTGGACAAGGCGGCGTTTGATGTACCCATGCCACGTGGGTTTAAGCGCACCGCTGATGGCATCAAGATGACCATTGACGAGACAGATATTGACGTATGTTCGTTCGACATCTACCCCGTGGGCTATGGTCGTGATGAAGGTCTTGGTTACGAGACTGTGCGCTACCACTGGAATCGTCAGCATAAAGGTTGGCAAGAACTTGCTCTAAGACAAGCGCATCTCACAGACGGACATAGAGAGTTCGCTTCCACCATTGCCGATCAAGGCATTGTCCTCAACAACAAAAGACAGACGGAGTACTTCCAACTTATGCTACGTTCATACATGGATGAATTGCGGCAGAAACGTGCGATGACCAATCTGTACGCCACAATGGGATGGAAAGAAAACTTCTCCCAGTTTGTGATTGGTGACACGCTTCTGCGCCGAGAGCCTGACGGTTCAGTCAGTGAAGAAAACATCAGCCTGTCCGCTGGCACTCAAAGACTTGGCAACGAGTTGTATGGTGTATCGGGGGACGCTCAACAGTGGGCAGACTTCACCAGTGTGCTTGAGAAAACAGGATTGCACTGGCACATGTTTGCACTTGGTGTCGGACTATCTGCCCCCCTGTATGCGTTCACTGGCCTTAAGGGTTTGACTGTCTCATTGTTTGGCCCATCAGGTGGAGGCAAATCATTGATACAGATGTGGGTGCAATCAATTTATGGTGACCCTGACAAACTACACTTTGCCGCCAAGTTCACACAGAACACTTTGTTTGGACGTATGGGTATCTATGCCCACATGCCGATGACCATTGACGAAGTTACCTTGATGGTAGACAAAGAGGTTGGTGACTTTGCATACTGGGTGTCCCAAGGTAGAGACAAGGCACGACTGAACCGCAACGCCGAAGAACGTGACGCAAAGACATGGGCAATGCCTGTGCTTGTATCCACCAATAAGTCTCTGCAATCTAAGCTGGTTGCATCTGGGCTTGAGACTGACGCACAAATGGCACGGCTTCTTGAGATTGATATACCACTGCACGAACTATTTACAAGAGACAGTACAGGCGGTCGCAAGATTCACCAGTTTATCCACACCAACTACGGACACGCAGGACGCTTATTCGTAAAGAAGTTGTTGGAACTTGGAGCCGATGGGGTACGCGCCGCGATTGACCATGCCACGGCTGACTTCCACAAGAAGTACAAAGCCAACTTTGTAGGACAGGAACGCTACTGGGAACAAGCCATCATCCTCTCAGACTTAGCCTCACGCTTATGTGTTGAATGGGGAATTATCAAGTACGACTACACCCTTGGTACTGAGTGGGTCTTGAAACAACTGGGTGCAATCAGACGTAGTGTGGTCGAGAACAAGATGGATGCGTTCGATCTATTCTCCAACTATCTAAACGACAGTGCTGGAGCCGCTGTTACTGTGATGCACACAGGCACAGACAAAGGTATTGTGGATTACTCAAGGATGCCACGTGCTGACATCCGTGTTCGGTTCGACACATATAGACGTACTGCGGCAGACAAGTTTGATAAAGGTGTTGTGCTTGTTGACCGCACCCACTTCCGCAGATGGTTGGCACAGAACGGCGGCGACTACAAATCGTTCATGCAACAAATGCAGTTTGAGAACGTGGTTGCTACACCCAAATCAGAGAAAGCGTTTCTTGGTAAGGACACCCCCATCAAACTGGGTCAGGCATATGTCCTTGGCCTCAATCTGAATCACCCCAAACTTGTAGGAATCTTGAGTGATGCAGACGAGATTGCCGCTGATCTAACTTTCGGTCAAATGAGAGCAGTCTGATTACATGATCTCATCGTCTAGTCCGTAGAGTCTCAACAACTCTATGGTCTCAGGACGCATAGCCCTTGGCGCTGACTTCATGTAGCGCAACGCAGTTGGACGCTGAGCCTCACGATATGCACGATTGGCAGACTGCAAGAACTTAGTCACTTCCAAACCTGTACCCTTGGAATCCTCATTCCACTGGCTTACTGCGGATGCAATATTATCTGCTGCCTCTTGGTCACCGGCAGCCCGAGCCTTCACATACGCAGCAACATATTCTGCTTTGACCGCCTTGCCGTATTCATTGACTTGCTTGGACATACGAACAATATCGTTCTGCTGAGTGGCTATCGCTGGGTAGAAGCCGAGTAGTCGAGCAAGAATTACGTGCGCTTGTGCATCCTTGGCAACCATCTGACCACGTACGTTCGTGATGTCACCACTTGACAGGTACGCAAAACTGTCTCCGACAGACCGCAGCGCAGCTATTGGGGACTCTCGCATCAATGTGTTGAGGGATGTAGTGTCATCACGCAGGCCCGTTACCTCAGCACCATACTTAGCCAAACCACCTGCCATTGATACCAGCCCACTGATACCGCTGAACACTGGGCCAGCAAAGTCACCGATCTCACGTGCAGGGTCTGCGCCAGCTTTAAGAGCACCAGTCAACGGAACTAGATCGCCCATACCCAAGCGGGTAGATACAGTCGCACCGACTGCACGGTCAATCAAACCACGCATGACATACGGCGACATTCCCGGGGCCACACTATCAACCCATTCAGCAGTAGCTTTCTCGATGCTTGCCACTTTGAGGCCGAGCATCTGCGCGATTGTGTCAACAATGTCAGCGAGGTCGTCAGCAAATGGTATGCCCTTCAGACCACTCATCATCAACAGTAAGCCAAGCATCAACAACTGCCCACGAACTGGCATGTTACGCAGCAGTTGGACGGTGATGATTACGAACTGCTTGTACATGAATATGTATTGAGCTACGTTGCCACGTGCCATCTCTGGTCGGTTGAACATGGCGTACTCACCTTGCGATGTGTTGACCGCAATCCGTGCTGCCTCAGTAGCCTCAGCGATTGCTTGTTCTTCGCTCAACCCTTGTGACAGTGCACGTTCTTTCTCAAGGCGGTACGCTGCCAGTGCAGTGATTCGGCGGTTGGCCTGCTCTGTATAGGAGAACATAGCCATCCATGCCTTAATACCTGCTTGTGCTTTATTGTTAAACACCTTGCCACGTGCTGTACCCACCAGTGCGTTGAACTGAGCCGCCTGCAATGTGCCCTGCTCAGTGGCATCAAACAAGAACTTAGTCTCATCCTCTGTCAGTCCATACTTGTCGTACCCACCATTGACCAGCAAGTCATTCAAGAACCCAGCGTCCTCCAGCTTGTAACTGCCTGCATCAAGGGCCGCACGGTAGAGGGAGGTCACGGCTTTGGCCTCACCGTAACCGCCGCCATAACCACGCTTGGCGTTGTAGTAGGACAGGTATGGTGTACTGTGGGTAAGCAGAGATACAAAGTTCACGGCTGCGGATGCAACTGAACCACCCAACTGCATCAACACTGTGATTAGTTTTAGGAACGAGCCAGCTTCCCCCGACAACATATCTTCGGTGCTGTCGTTAATATTGGATGAGTCGTTGTACCAGCGAATAAGTTTCTTGGCTTCTTCACGATAGCGCTCACCTTGTCCCAGTGTAGGTTCACCATTGACCGTAACGCCAGCAGCTTTAGGAGCCATGTACTTGTACATGAACGCATACTCATCGTACGCACGTTGCGCTCTAACACGCTGCCCGTCAGTAGTTGCTGTATCAATCGCAGCCTGCAAATCCTTGAGCTTCTGTGGGTCACCAAGCCATGACGAATTGTTGAGCATGATGTCATCAAGACGGTGGCGGTAGATTTTCTTGGCGGCAACGTGAGCCACCATCTCTAGATGCTCAGACACAGAACGCACGATGTCGCTGTCCCATCCGGGATTACCACTACGTTGTAAGTTCTTACGAGCACGGTCGTTTTGATTCGTCAGTGTCTTGACAATACGTTCACGTGCGGTTGGTGTGATGTTTACGTTCAAGCGGTTCAGCACATAGATGAACTCATTGAAGTTCACGGCTTCAGTTAAAGATGGGCTGACTGCGGCTTCTGAAGATTCTGCACGCAGAGTTACTTTGATCTCTGCGCCGTACTCATCTTTAAGAATCCACTCTTGCCCATTGCCGAACTCATTCTCCAATGCCTCGCGTGCAGCGGTTGCTTCACTCTCAGTCTCAAACTGGAAGTAGGGCATGGCGTCACGGATGTTCTCATCCAAACGCACTGGGTTACCTTGAGCATCGAACGCTGCCACCCTAGCTTGGTACTCACCACGGCGGCTGAACGGAACGTATGAGCCAAGGATGGTGCGCTTTGCGTAGAATTCCGCGTTGCGTGTCTGCAAATCAAACAAGAAGATGTCTTGCACAGCCTTCTGAATTGCAAAGGCTTGCTCTTTGTTACGAATCTTGTCACGAATTGCGGGGATAGCGGCGCGAATATCGTCGTACTCAGCCTTCTGAAACTCTTCAAAATCTTTGAGCATCTCACCAGAGATACGTGGGTTCTTCATCCATGCGTCAAACACATCGTCATTGAATAGCGCACGACCAAAGTTGTAGATGAATTTCTCAGAGCGCTGGTCTGCACCCTTTTGTACTTCGACGGAAGCGTTTGCAATGCGGCTACCACCATAGCGGATGTTCTGATACATCTCAATTACTTTGCGGATAGCAGCAAGGTCTTGTGCAGAGAACTCAGCCTTGAGTCCTTTCATACCAGCGAGTTCATTGAACACCCGTTGCTGTTCTGCTTGAGATGCTTCATAGTTTGATAGCAGCAAATCTACTGCTGCGTCGTTTACTGTCTCACGCATCTCAGTGTAGACACGCCACACTGGGCTGTTCTCATCAACATTGAACTGGTACTTGATTCTTTCACCAGTGCCGAGTTCTACATCAAAACCCTTGCGGAATTCTTCCGCAGTCACAGTGCCTGCCTTCTCTAACAACTGGCGCACACGTGGGTCAACAGTGACATTACCCATTGCGTCTTTAGTAATCATGGAGCCGTATGACTCCATCAACTCATCAGTCAACTGGCGTGACTTGAACAGCGCAGCGTATGCAGCAAGTTCCCCAGCTTGTTGTTTCTCCTCCTCAGACACGCCGCCACCGAATCCAAACACACGTGGTGTGTGGGTGAACGCCATGTAGCGTGAGTACTTGGAGAGTAGAGCGCGAGCCTTCTGACTTCGTTGTTCAAAGATACGGAATATCTGATTGAGGCCATAGCTCTTGCGAGCCATGTTGTCGAGGGTCTGTACCTTCTCAAGTATCTTGCCTACGTTTACACCAACATCTCCTGTCTTGCCGAACA